AACTTCACCTTACGCTTCTTCTTCGACAACTTCATCCTCCAGACCAAGGATTTCTTTAAGTTCAGTGATTGCTCTTGCAACCTCAGTCTCCTGATTAGCAAGATTTTCCATCTGTGCCTCCATTTGGGCACGAGCTTGAGTAAGTTGCTCTTGAGCTTGTTCAGCGCCTTCAAGAGCTTGGGCGAGATAAGATTCGGCTTTTTCGTTCATAATAGAAAGGGTTTATTGTTTGATCTGGTCCTCCTGGGTGGAATCGAACCACCTACCAATGCTTTATAAGAACACTGCTCTGACCAATGAGCTACAGGAGGAGAGGTCAGAAGATCAGGGAGTGTGTTCTGTCAGCGGACGTTGCCGTCTCGCTCTCCCTGAACGTATCATTATACCTCAGGCCTGTGCGTTCTCCTCAAGATTCCCGTCATATTCTTTCGTATCGACAATCTTTACTTTGCCGCTAACGATACGGGGAGTGTAATACTCCTCATCCTTCTTGGGAACGAGCCTGTTCAAAATAGCATCTGCGACCTTGTCCGATACATTGTTCTTGATGAACCTAGCAATGTTGCGAGCACCATACTCTTCAGAGTATCCACCCTTGGCAACGAAATCAACAAGAGGCTTTGTGATCTTGATGGGAAGATCCTCCAGTTGAAGTCTTGCAATCTCACGAACTGCCGAAGATGTAAGCGAACGGAATACTACAATATCATCGATACGGTTTAGGAATTCAGGACTGAAGTGGCGCTTGACAGATGCACGAATAACTTCATCAGTCATCTCAGGCTTTTGCTCCTGTCGAGCACCGAACCCTACGCTTTCACGCTTTACCTCCTTCATACCTTGGTTGGAGGTGAAGATGAAAATAGATTGAGAGAAGTCCAGGACCTGTCCAAGGTTATCTGTGCAAGTGCCGTCGTCTAGTAGACTGAGAAGGAAATCATACAGCTTGTGGTGTGCCTTCTCAATCTCGTCGAAGAGGAATACCCATGCGTTAGACTTCTCAGCTTTCTCAGCCAGGAGAGACTTCTCAGAGTGGCCGACGTAGCCAGGAGGAGAACCGATGAGCTTTGCATACTCATGGCCTCCAGCATACTCGGCACAGTTTACCTTATAGAAGTTACCACTGAACTTCTCCCCCAGCAGCTTACCGATCTGAGTCTTACCAACGCCCGTAGGTCCAACAAAAAGGAACGACGAGTGCTGAGTAAGTCCTGATGCCATAAGCTTCAAGGCTCGCATGAGGGCTTTGATAGCAGCCTCTTGGCCGATGATGCTATCCTCAAAGTATTGCTGTAGAGCAAGTAATTCTTCGATAGAAGAGAGCGTAAGAGAGCCCTGCTCCTTCTTCTTAGAAGTCTTACCCAGGAGCTTATCTAGAAGCTCAGTGCTTTTGTTCTTAGCGAAGAACTCTTCTGCGTTAAGATCTCCGCAGACGAACTCAAGAGAGAACGCTGGGAATAGAGAGATGATGGACTCGTAGGCGTAGCCGACTACTTCAATTGCGTCCTCAATATCGTCTCCCAGAATACCTAAAGTAGCTTCAGGATCGAGAAGGAAGCTGCGAACAACAGCCGTCTTATATTCCTCGATCCTGATAGGATTGCCAGAATCTACCATGTCCCTGAGTTTGTAATAGAGAGTCTTCTCCGCTGAAGGCTCTAGACTACGGACGGATAGGACAACGTCTAGCTCAGGGCAGACGACACGGTAAATCTTACTTTTTGTCATTTAGGTATTCTTCTATTTCACTGAAAGTGGTTTTGGCGGGTCCTTTTGCAGATGCCTTGGTCGATCCAGTGTTAGAGTTCTTGGACTCCTCCATCTTCACTACCAAGGTGAGGACTTTTACTACATTGTTTTTTGATGATTGAGCTACTTTAAGAGCGTCAACCATTAGTGCTTTCGCGGTTCCGTCGTTAGGGTTCTCATCAACAATAGCTTTGAAGTAGGCGTAAGCCTCTAGAGCTAATTTGCGATCGTCAGAGGCTTCTCTGATGAGATCCTTAGCGATCTTTTGGACCCTATTAGGGCCTAGTGGTGCATTCTTTGGTTCATAGTTGGTTGGCATAATCAAAAACCTCTAGGGTATCTAGCCCACCAGAAGCCTTTTTTTGAACATACCAAGTAACTAGATCGTCCCAATCTCTTACGGTCAGGCCTTTTAGACCAAAAGGTTCCCAACCAATATATTCGAAATCAAGCATCTTCGGGTTCTCCTAGAATCTCTACGCGGGCAAGGTGTGCATCCTTCATCTCGATACCTGGGGGAAGGTCGAAGGATGTTTTAGTATCCCTGATGGACTGAGCGATGTCCATGCTCTGAGGATACTCCAATACAAGTTCAAGATGAACTTTGATGGTACGGGTAATAAGATCTCTGCGACGGTTCTTCGCTGAGAAATCTAGCTTAGTCTTTTCTTGCTTGTCTGTTTTATCTTTCCAGAGCCAACTCATTTGATAGTTCCTGTGTAATGAATAACGAGAGCATACCTACTCCCGTCTGTAATCTTCTCCACCTGATGCTGGGTGAAGCCGTCCCATACGGTAGCACCAAACAGTGGAGGCTGCTCTATCATAGCCTCAGCGCCCGTAGAATCGAAGAGAACTGTCCGTCCTCCCTCATACCAGTCGTTGAGCGAGATGGCCGCTGTGGCGACGATAGGAGGTCTGATGCCCTCAGGACCAGAGTCCCAATCGCAATGCTTATCGAAGCTGCCTCCCTCGTCATAGCGAAGAATCCAGAACCCATGATGGCCTGTGGCTATCTCAGAAACAGTGTTTCCAAAACTCCAATTGATATGGCGCATGAAGCTTTCTCCAATAGAGAACAACTCAGGAAGAACGGAGATGATCTTCTCATCGTTCTCAGTCCTAACCTTGGCAAAAGGGTTGGAGATTTGTAGCTCCGTACACCAAGGGTTATAAGACCACTCGGACCTTTTACCTCTCTCATCGACTAACTCCATGAGTGTCTTAGCACACTCAGGAGTAACAACCTCTTCCGCCGTAATGTAAGTGGGTTCGGGGTTATTTGTTTTTACGCTTTTCATAGGTAAACTTCTCGAATCGTTCTTCGTAATACTCGTCAAAGGACTCTGAGGTATTATAGGACTTATCGTAGAAGTTTCCCTGCTGTTTGCGTGGTTTTCTTTTAGAGGTTTGCTTGCGGTTGTTACGCGAGCTATGATCGTCGTCTTTTCGGAATGTTCGTCCCATGTTATGAGAATAGGTTGTATTCGTCCTCGTCGTTGTCGTCATAATCTTCACCGATGTTGGAGGAGATAGACGCCAACGCCTTATAAATCTTTCCACCTACAGGAAAAGAAAAGGCTACAGTTTGGGTAGTGTCGTCCCAATACATATCACCAGATTTTGGATCTGTTTCCATCATGTCATAGACCATGTTGTAGAGGAGACAGTTCTGGTAATAATCCATAAACTCAGGAGCAGCACTGTCCATGAGTTCTTGAGCGTTCTTTCTATTAAGAAAGAACTCCATTTGAGCCACAGTAATGTATAGACCAAACTCGTCCATCATTAGTGGTTCTCTGAAGTCTTGGTGTTCCATGTTAAAAAAGCGGGGAGAAGAGTGACGGGGGAAAACTCTTCTCCCCTAGGAATTAGTAGAGGGGAAACCCTCCATATTATCTAGGAGGGTTAGAAACTAGTTGTAAGTAATTTCTGTCAGTTGTTGGCGTAGTTAGAAGCCAGTTCCCACAGACGCTGGTTCAGATCAACGTCCTTCTGAATGTTGGAGATGGGTCGAACCATGCGGCTGGTAGCCTCGTTGCGGAATCCTCCACGGAGAAGGTTCTCCTGGGCCACGTTGAAAGTGCGCCAGAGATCCTGACCCTTGTCTGCATCGCGGCGAGCAGTGCTGATGTCGCGGATCAGACCGTCGTTAGGGTTCTCGAAACGGAGGCGAGCAGCATCAGCAAAGAAATCCTTCTGAGAACGCTCAGTCATCTGAGTTTCCTGCCAGTCATTGACCGTGTCGGCAAGCTTGGTGGAGTTGGCGATGAGCTTGCGAGAAGCATCCTTAACCTGCTCAGCCTCGAATCCGATGTGACGGATGTGAATCTTACCAAAGTCCTGCTCCGAGATGACCATACCGTTGGAGCAGATCAGACGGAAGAGTCCTCCCTGAAGGGTGTAGCTACCAAGACCATTGTGAGAGTTCATGAGAAGCATCTCAGGGAAGCTGTCACCAACACCGAAAGCTTTTTCATCCATGTCCTCGTGCTTGAGGCGGATGATGTGCTTGGCGTGGCCTCGGCTCCACTTGCGAGGGTTAACCTGTTGAGCCTTCCACGCCGTCCAGCCCTCGTCCTGGAGGATCTGAAGGATGTCCGTGGTAGGAAGGAAAGAGTAGCGATCGGAAACTCGGCCATCCTCAGGAGCTTCAGCGAAAGCGGCGGGAGCGTTCTGGCGGATGAGTTCTTCGTTCTTGATGAGAGTAGTCATAGGGGTGTTCTCCTGTTGAGTGGTGCGACCAAAGGCAGCATCGAATGCGTTGCTGATGAAGGTGTTGAGGTCGGTGTCGTTCATACGGCCTATTATACCACAGTCACGAAAAACTTCAAGAGCTTTCGCCCAAAAGTTTGCGGACAGGCTCGAAGCCCTCGTCAGTCTGGTCGGAAAGTAGGGCAGACAGGTCCTTGGATTGGAACTTCTTTCCCGTCTCCGTCACTGTATACCAAGCACCTGATCGAGTGACTACATCATCAGCGACCAAAGTATCTAGCAAACCTTCGTAACGGTCAAGACCCTCATCGTAGATCAATCTAAAGGTAGTTTCCCTAAAGGGCACCGATACCTTATTTTTGGTATTGCGAAGTCTACCTTGGATTCCGATGATTTGTTTGTTATCATCCTTCAGGAGATCACTGGTTTTGTTTGAGATAGTCTTCAAATTTACGCCTAGGTAATACTCTAATGCCTTACCACCAGCAGCCGCCGTCTCAGGATTGCCGAACATAACGCCTACCTTGTTACGGATCTGGTTGATGATAATTAGAGCAACCTTGTGCTTACGCATCAAAGGGTTAATCTTTCTCAAGCAAGCGCCAGTAGACTTGGCTCGAACTGCTCCCTGCATGTTGTTACCTTCATAACTCTCTGCTTCATACTCAGCCTTGGAAGGTGATACAGCGATACTATCGTATGCTACAACAATCGGAGTATCAGGATCGGTTTCACGAATAGCTACAACAGTATCCTCGATGACTTGAAAACAATCTTCAAGTGTTTCAGGTGCTGCGTAGATAAGCTTTTCTGGGTCAATACCTAAGCTTCTAGCAAAAACAGGATTATACGCATTCTCGGAGTCTACTAGCATTGTGTAGTAGCCCTTCTCCTGAGCTTCTTTCAGAATGTGCGTAGCAAACACTGTCTTGGCAGTGGAGGCTTCTCCATGGAACTGGGTGATCATCCCGATTGGGACACCTTTGTTGTAGTCGCCAGAGATAACCTTGTTCAGAGCGTAGCTGCCTGTTGAGACAAACCCCATGTCAGGGTTTTGCTCCGAAAGTAACCCTGCATTTTTAAGGCGATTGAGTACGTCAGTATTCATGACGTATTATAGACGCGCTTTGACTTTTTGGCATGCGTCATCCGCTATAAACTACATCTTTTATTCCATGCTCACGAATAAGACGCATGCAGCAGGGACAAGGCTTAGCGAGGTTGTCATTCTCCCTATAAACATAGATCGTTGCACCCCGAATGTCGATCCCTTGGCGAATGGCCTTGTAGATCGCATGACTCTCGGCGTGCAACGTATCGTAATTACCAGACCCATACTTAGGATGAGTCTTACAGGTGTTACATGCGGTAACTAACACCTTCTTCTTTTTTGCGATGGCTGCTCCGAGTTTGAATCTGTGAGTAGATCTCGTAGATGCTTTTCGGGCAGCCCTCATCGGCGGACTTTCTTTCATTTTATCGAACGTAGTAATCGTAGCCTCTCGTAGAGACTTCGTCTGCTACAGAAACGCTTGCAACGGTTAGTGTGAAGAGGAAGATATAGATCACGGCTACGATGTGTGCCATGAACTTACCTTTTCTCTTCTTATGTGCTCCCTCGATGGCAATCCAAAGAGGAAAAAGGAGAAGGCCACTCAAGGCCATCCCAACATAAAACCAAGCGTCACAGAAGTATGTGATCCATAGATCAATCATTGCATTCTGGTATCATAGGCCCCCTCACCATTTACCTTAAACCTGGGGGCGACGTTACCCATGAACCTGTAGAGAGTGGTAGGCCGCTCTTCTTTAGGGTCACATTCTGGGCAGTGGGGGACGGGGTTGTCAGCGTGCTCCTGCATGGTCTCGAAGATCTCGAAACCACCACCGCAGGATTCACATTGATATTCGTAAATAGGCATCAGCGGTTGTCCCCCGAACCTTTGAGAGTTCCTCTCGACTTGCGAGACTGAAGCTTAAGAATGTTTTTTCGAGCAACGTAAGACATATCAATATCCATCTCCTCACAAAGGTTGGCAACATACCAGAGAACATCTCCAATCTCCTTGGCGATCTCCTCCTCTTGGGCTAGAGTCCTGCTACCGTCGTGATCTCGCATGATCTTTTTGATCTTCTCACATACCTCACCAGCTTCGCCAGCAAGACCTAGAGCAGGATAGTAAATATTGTCACCCTGTTGGGGGTAGATGGCCGTGGCTACGGCCTCTTTTTGATAGTCGTCGAAGTTCATGTTAGATTATAGGAAGGTAGAAGATATTCTTGAGCAGTAATTTGAATATTATCTCCAGTCTGTCTCAAAAGTCCTGATAGTTTGCTCTAATGCACTATGATCGCACTCCTTCTTCTTGAAGATGGCTAGATTTTCAGCCTCTTCTATCTTCTCAAGGAAATCTTCAAGGATGAAATAGTAAGGTCTCCAATTATAATCATGAATAATGAACACACAATCATCACCGCAGGTTATGGCAGCTTTCAACATACAGGCTACTCTAAACCTGCCGTCAACGAATACAGTGTCTACATTAGGATGTTTGAGAGCTTGATCTGAGTAGTACGACCAAACTTTCTTGAACTCTTCGGTTGGCTGGCCCCAAGTATTAGGTCTAGTTCCCATCTCAACGTAAGTAAAATCAACCTTGCTTAGGTCTTTTAGTACCATAGCTGCCAGCCAATTCCTATCCGACTCTACAGAGACGATGCTTTGGACTGAGTCTGATGCGTTGAACAGTTCGGTAGACTCCCCTACCCCAAACTCTAATACGTTTACTGCTTTGTTTGCGTACTTTTTTAGTAACACTAATTCTTCTGGTTTGAAGGTTGTCATTTCACCACCATCCAAGAGTGCCAAGTGTGAGGGCAGGGGATAACTTTTACATCTTCAAACCGCTCTTGAAAAAATTTTGCTACAGCGGACTTCACTCCGAATACTCCAGCAGCGCAAACCTTGTCTACAAAATCGTGACCAGAGATAACACCTCCAGGCCTTACTTTAGGATACCATGTGGTAATATCTCTCAGGCATCCTTCGTAAGAATGGTCAGCATCAATATAAACAAAGTCTAAAGACTCATCCTCAAAGTCCTTAGATGCTTCTACACTATCCTTCCTTACTACAACACTTCTATCTTCAAAGACTGATAGCTTCTGGAGGGTCTCTTCGTATAGTTTATCCTGTCCGTCTTGCGGGATGTTTGCTATGTCTTCGTAATCTTCGACATGCTGCCATCTATCCACCGAATACAAAGTTCCTGTAGTCCAGCCAGAGAGTAATTGAAAAGAGTAATCCCCCTTCTGAACTCCAACTTCTACTCCAACACCGTTAGGGTAGTTTTCTTGCAAATATGCTCCAACATCATTTCTGTGTGTAAGTTTCATAGTTCTTCCAATCCTTGATCATTTGATGGTATTTAGTTTTTTGATCTGGTTCTGTATAGCGACAAGGTCCAGCGTAATGAATAATGTCGGCCTCAAATCTAAGATTATCAGGGTCGGGGTGGCCTAGATCCATTCTGTTAAATGAATAGTCTAAAGACTCCCACTCAATCTTATTTTTAGCAATGAGGTAGTTAAAACAGGTTTGCTCTGCATACGTCCACATAGCGGGAACATCAGGAACAGTCTCAATACCAGAGAAACAAAGCCTATGCTTCTTACTGAAAAGCATTACTCCTGCATTGAAATACTTGTACTTCCCGTGCTCATTCTTTTCCCATTCAAAGTCCCTAGGTAATGGTTCGACATCTGGATCTCGATCCATCACTTCAAGCTCTGGGTTAGAGTTCTCATCATATGCGTAGAATTTACTTTCGTCAGGATACTCTTCGAAGATGTTTCTGGCCGAAGGATTTACGATCGTATCTCCGTCTAAGTACAAAACTCGATCGTAACCCTGATCTAGAAGGGAAAGGACTTGCAGCTTCTCAAAGTGAGGAACCCTATACTTTACTACAGGCTGCTCGATCAAATAGTAATCAGCGCCAACCTTCTTTGAATATTCGTAGGCACTAGTCAAACCTGCTCTGTAAGGTTCCTTGTTTCCTATGGCAAGTGATGCGACAGCTAGTTTCATTTTACAGCATATACCATGAATGAGGAATTCAGGTCAGCACCCGAACTTATGGTAATGTGAGATACGCCAGAGGACTCTAAACAGCCACGGATCATCTCTGCGTCGAGAACGTGTAGGTGCTTCCTGTTGTTCCAGGGCCTCCAATACTTCTGGCTCCTGTGGGGGAGATATAGGAACAAGGTGCCTCCTTCCTTAAGGCAGGATACCCAATACAGAAGAGTACCTACCCAGTCGTCAACATGCTCTAGGCAGTGTGAGGAATAGACGTAGTCCAGATCTTCAGGAAGATTGGTAGCGTCATATGGATTTGAGTCATCAGAGCAGTCTGCTCCAATAGCTCCAGGAAACATCCACTCCTCTTTTGAAAAGCCCACATCTACCCCTCTACCTTTGCAGAGATGCTTTGCAAATGGGATGGCGAACTGAGAAGCATTACCTTCGGTTTGAAACATAGGGTACTTGTCACCCTCAAACTCTACAAATTTACTCATAAAAATAGTCTTTGAAAACTTTCTCAGCTAGGTGTGTAGGATCCACCTTTTGGCATGCCTTATCGCAAACACTATCAAGGCCGTCCCATGCTTGAATTGTTTGTAACGTATTATAGCACTTAGACATACATCCCTGATGTAGTTCTGGGTAAAACCTGCCGTTATGTAACATAAGGTGAGTTTCCTTACTTACTTGCTGCGAAGCCAAGAAAACCAGTGGGCTCTCAACTAAATTGAAGGCATGATGCAATCCACCGTCTGTCATCACACTTACTGTAGGTCTGCTAACCTGTCGTAGCAATTGAGGCCAAGGAAGTTCTCCTACGTGCTCATCTCCCAGACCTAGGTTTTTAGGAGAGTACTCAATGATGTGAATACTTTCGTCCCTGTCTTTGATTCGATCTACAAAAGTTCTCCAAGACTCTCCCTGGTCTCCGTTGAATCTAAACCCTTGACCGTCACATCCTCGATGTGGTGTAGGCTTACCAGACAGCTTTGTCATGGGTACGATTCCTAGAGTCTTCTCCTCTCTAGGAGGCATGTGCATATCTACAGGACTGTGAAAATCAAAGTTCTCGAACAGTAGGTCTTCGTAGCCCATCTGAAGAAGGCTGTTCACTGTTAGAATGTTTGCAGTCTTATGCTCTGCTAGGTAATCAAAGTTGTCATTCCAGAAGTCCCAAACTCTTGGATGCCACTCAGCGAAAAGAGTGAAGATGTCTGGGCGTGGGTTTGGTCCATGTCCAAAAGTTTTCCACTGATCTCTGCCCTGAACCTCAAAAGGCGAAGGTTCTCTGACTGAATCAACATAAGGATTCAAAACCATCAGATCCATAAGAGGGCCTGATGTAACAACCTCCAGAGTGCATCCAGGGTTTTTATTTTTGATAACCTTAGGGGCGAAATAAGAATGAATGGAATCTCCCAAGTTATTTGGATAGAACCATCGTGGTATATACAAATAAACCTTCATAGTTTTTCTCTTGCTGGTCTTCCTGCGATCTCAATGGCGCATCTAGCTTGATCTTGCAGTCTTACGTCTTGAATGTTGTTACCTGTACCATCGTTGTAGAAGTACAAAGGATTTTTGATGTAGCCAATCCTATTTCCACAAAGCTCTAGGATAGGAGTCATGATTGCAACATCAACAGCAGCCGAGAACAACTCCCCCTTTGAATCTCTAAAATCGTTTTCCTCTAGTTTATCCCATAGGAATGCTTTGAATGTACGCAGGTGAGAGAAAGGCCATCCCGTTAGGATTTGCTTTCTAATACCCTCACTTAGATCAACGGCTTTACAGATACAAGGTCTACCTAGCCTGGAGACATAGCTTCCGTAAGTAGCCCAAACATCGTGTTCAGTGTATATTTTGCGAACAAGCTCTAAGCTTTCTCTGTAGAGTAACCAGTCATCCCCATCTAGATGTACAAAGACATCGTCTTCGCCCCTCTCATGCTGATTGTGAATTAGCTGGTGGTTATAGTTGTGGCCCATCCTCTGATCGTTACGAATGATCGTGATTCGATCATCACCCTCGGCAGCCTTACAAGCTGCTTCGTAGGTGTTGTCCGTGGAGCAGTCATCTACAATGATTTGAGTCCACTTCTCGTCTGTCTGAGCTTGTAGAGACTTGATACAGTTTACGATATACTCTTCCGCGTTGTATACGGGAGTTACTACTTTAAAATGTCCTTCCACTTCTGAATAATCTCCTCGTCTTCCATGGCCTTGGGCAGGAACTCTGCTCCTTTGTATGGGATACCTGAAGCCTTACACTCAGCTTCTACCAAACCGAACGTCTCAGAATGTGATGCGTGATATACAGCATCTACTTGGTTGTACATTTTCTCCCTATCGTCCTCGTGTTGGCGGATCTCAACCACGCCCGCAGCAACGTAAGGGAGAATGTGGTTCGTAAAATACTTAGTGTCGTTTACTTTTCCGAACAGCAGGATTCTTTCGAACCCATCCTTGAGCGCATCCTCGATAGCCTTCCTGGGATGCTTGTTCGAGTCGATGCTTCCGATGACGGCTGCCTTGTTGCTCCCTGGGGATTCCCAGGCGACCTTCTCTACGTGAGGGGGGATGACCACCTGCTCGTGCTCAACGCCCTGTGCGAGCCTCTGGTGCTCGCTGACGAAGTGTACGACATCTATCTCGCTCAGGTCCATATCCCTCACAGTGGACAGCGCAGGAGACTCATGGCAGCTATAGATCTTGCGCCTAGCCTTTACGTTAGTAATAGCTTTAAGAGGAAGAAAGTGAGCAACGACAGCATCGTTAGGGTGGATATTAATCCCATCACTAATCTTACCAGACTTACACTTATCCAGGTGCCAGTCGTGAGGCCCGTAAAAGGTACAATCATACCCTTCTTCGTTCAGTCTATTGGTGAGCCAAATATGGTGACATGTGCTGCCTCCTGGCTTCGACCAGCCACTAATTATTTTGATGTTCTTCCACATTAAGCAGGTCCATGTAAAGTTTATAACGGTCACCAACAACCATGTTAAGGTTGAAGGCTTCTTCAGTCTTTTGATGAAGGTTTTCACCCATGCGCTGAACCATATCTGGGTTCTTAGCACATTTGGTAAGGACTCTAGTCCACTCAGATACAGGCTTGCTGGGGTCAATCAGGAATCCAGTCTCCCCGTTCTCGATCCACTCGTCGTATGCTCCACAGTTCGTAGCTACGAGAGGAATCTTATAACGACCACATTCAGCCACCTTGATCTCGGACTTGGAGTCGTTGAACTCGTTAACCTCAAGAGGGGCGAGGGCTACATCCATGTCCGTGTAGAACTGACCGTAACGATCGGCTCCCATCGCATAATGGATTCTCCAGTTGGATGGACCCTTGAAGCCTCTTAGGATAATCTGCCTGTATTTCTTCCATACGTCGTGCTGCCAATCGTCCTTAGGTACGTGAGGGGGTGGGTGACCGAAGAAGTCCCATCTACAATTCTCCCTCCCTACACGCTGGTTGACGAAGTGTGGTACTCCACTGAAGTATCTTAGATCCTGCTCGTGGTGAATTCCACCTACCCAGCCGAATCGAGTGTAGTTCTTCTTAGGCTTAGGGACACGAGGCATGTTCCAGCAAGGAAGATTGTAATCGATGGAGTTCTTGACAATAGCCAAAGTATTCTTTGGATTGGTGTACTGAGATACTCTCGCAGCGAACTTCTTCTGAGTTACCGTGACTAGGTCAGCATGATAGTAGATGAACTTGGTGATCTCCTCCAGGTTCTTCTCTTTGTATACGTTGTATAGACGGTGACCTTCGTAAATATTGGTCAGGAGATCATCTGTGTCATAGTGAGTGAATTTACCTAGCTCTTTGGCCTTACCGATAACTCGTGCAGTGTAGTTGCCTCCGAAGTTGGACAGGTTCTGGGTCATGACTACGTCTGCCCACTTCATGTCCTCGAAGTCCCAATCCTTCTTCCACTGACCGTTGGTCTCGTCGATACCAAGAGGGTTTTTGTTCCAACGAATCTCTACCTTGTCGCCGTATAACTCTTCGAGCTTCCGCATTGGGTTGATGATGCGGTAAAAAGCGCACCCGCCTTCGTTAGCAGGAACGCAGAGAATCTTTAATTTGTCTGTCATGATAAAAAAGAAGAGAGACACCTGTTAGGGTGTCTCTCTATAATAGTTGATATATGTTTAGTTTCAGGTGAGAAGTTCAGCTTCTTCGTCTTCAGCAGCTTGCTTGGAAGCCTCACTGGTGTGAGCCATTCCCATAGCGGCAGCAACACCGCCGACAGCACCAGCAAGATCAATTCGGCTGTCGATAGGAGCGGCAGCCTTGATTGCTTTTGCGTAGTTCTGACGCTTGCGTCGAGAGAAAAGAGTTACAATACCCTCCCAAGCAGCTAGGCCTGGGATGAAGGTGGAACCGATACCGAAGAGCGCGTCAATGACGGCTCCGAGATCGTCACCCTCAGGAACAAGGGGAATGTAAGCTGCCTCCTCAATGAGTTGATCTTCGTCAGCTAGGACGATGACCGTTTCTTCAGGGACAAGCTCACGAACGTCTTCAGGAAGAGTCTCCCAAGGGACGACGGGGGCTTCTTCTCCCTCCTTCAGGTAGCTTTCATGGGCAAGAACCGCGTCAGGACCGAAGAGACCTTCCATGGCAGCGCACGAAGTGAACGCGAAGAGAGAGACTAGGAATGCCGTAAGGCAAAGAACGTAGTTATTGATTTTCATAAATCAGCTTTGTAGTTTGGAGAGGTAGTCCCCATCCGAAACTTCTTCGGACTGAGGTGCGCTACCTTGAGAAGTCGAGCCGACGACCAGTGACTGGGCGATCTGCTTGACCTCATCATAGTCCTCGAACTTGACTAGCTCGTGGATATCGTGAAGGCTCTCCATGGCAGAAGCGATCTCAGATGCGCTGCCGAGAGGAGAAGACTTGGGGCGAGGTGCTGACTGGTCGTACTTAGGCCATTGACCCTCCATGACCTTTACGATCTTGAAATCGTTACCAGTGTTGGGATCAGTGATGTCACCGAAGTCCTCGTCGAGGATAGCACCAATGATCTTGTTGAAGAGGATGACGCCAACAGAAAGAATCTTGATGTCACCGCTGTTACGGTCAAGGATGTTCATGTAGTAGCGAGCACGAGGCTTGATCGTGCGGGCAAGATCCTCGTCCTCCTTGCGACCAGTCTTCCAGAGACCGTAATACATGTCGCAGAGGGGGCAATTCTCACCGTGAACCTTGCGGCAGTGGACGTTCTTGACCTGACCGTCGCCCGTAGGGACACGGTGGATCTTGGTCTCCGCGAAGAACTGCTTGTCGTCGTCCTTCCAGGGAAGAATACGGACGGCGTTAGTGCCTTCGGGGATCTGGTAGAAGTTGTTGAGGAAGTCGGTGTTGCCAGACTTCTTGGCTCCAGGGTTGGAGAGTTCTTCGTGCTTTTTGCGTAGTGCGTCGAGATCGATAGCCATAGTATTGTGTAGTGTGGTTAGAGTAGGTTGTTATAGTGAGGTCACTTGTAAAGTTTGGTCTCTTCCCGCTTATTTGCGGAGACCTGTTGAATCATGTCCTTTTTCTGCTCAAGAGCGCGAACGAGTCCCTTGAGAAGTTCGTATTTGAATGCTGCTTCGTTGCAATTGTTTACAGCCTCGATATATGCTGCATGAGCATATACAAGATCGTCTAGATCTTTGGCAGTGAGCTTGGTAGTGGATGCGTCCTTGTAGTCCCGACGAAGTGTGGACTGAAGACGGACAAGCTCAGTGTCAAGATCATTCATGCGCTTTTTCGCCGCACCCATCAGCCCATAATAGTATGAGTAGATTGATGCTTGACGAAACATCTCGTTGTCGATGCTTAGTTCGTCAAACTTGACAACAGCATCGCTGATATCTTTGTAGTTTTCCCAGGTAAAGTCTTCTAGTAGTACGTTGAGGTCTTCCATAGTAAAGTATCAAAGATCAACAATCAGCGTTTTCGAACAATATCTGTTATAAATTTAGGATCACTGAGTTTCTTAGAACTTACAGGTCTTGTTACTGGGTTTTTTGGTTTGGTAAACAACATGTCGTACATGTCTTTTTTTACCAAGCTCAATTCTCCTAAACTATCCATGGCTACGTAATCCCCAGGATCACCATACTCCATGATGATTTTAGGATTATTAGCCCTGCTGTTTACCAAACCAAAAGGAAATTGGATTCGGTAATAACTTAGACCGTTCAACCTTTTGCTGGCCCGCTGGAGAGTTGCGAACTGCCAGCCTCCATTTACCTTTACCGAAAGCTGAGTAGCCCTCAGCCTCTCCCTTATTAGAATATCTCTCTGATCAATATCTTTCATAAGAACACCTAGTCTATTTAGAGGTTCCGAAGATATAATCGAAAAGTTCTGGATTCTGAACAGCGAATAGTCTCAGAAAGTTGGAAGTAATGAGAGTGAGGAACTCGTTATTGATTCCAGGAAGATCGTCATCATCCCCAAGTCCGAACATGTGATATCCTATGTGGATAATCTCGTGAAGAAGAGTGTTCTTGTATTCTTCTTCTTCGGCTAGAGGGTGAACTCTGATAATGGCTTTCTCAAAGTCCACGCAACCGTAAAGATTATCTTTAGATAAAGATTTTTGCTCTATAGTATAAAGTCTACAGCCTGTGTTGAAGGTAAGCGGATGCTCGTACTTGGGTTTCATATCATTCGTCGTCTTCCAATTCATCCCCCTCAGTCATACGGAGAGTACCGTAATCCACGTTCATGGGGAAGAGGAAGCGTGCCCGACCATTACGGGACTTCATTACATAGCCTCGCATGCGACCGTTATCGTATTCCTCCTCGTTCTGGTTGAGAGAGATAGCAAGGTCGCAGGTACGAATCTTGCCGTAGGAGTCTCCAAGCTCCGAGTCAGTAATAACTTTTACCATACGTCCCTGTCGGTTAGTCTGGCTAGCGGTCCAGCAAAGCATCCCATGCTCCATTGCGACACCTCGAAGCTCTTCAGCGATACGCTGCTGGGCTAGATACTCCTGCTGAACCTCTCGGTTGGGGCGCAGAAGCTCTAGGTAGTCTACGATGAGAACATCGGGCTCGAACTCATTATAGTTCCTTAGCTGGACTAGGAGATTCCTAATCGTGTTAATCGAGGCTTGACCCGTGGGAAACTCCTTAATCATAAGCTCGCCGCCGAACTCTTTCTGAAACATGCCCAGACGCTCCTTGACGGTAAGCTGGTTTGCAGGATCCTTGAGCTTCATCTGAGGCATGAGGGTCATGACCGAGTCGAAGCGTTGAGCGATCTTATCCTCACTCATCTCAAGGGAGATGTACAAAACCTTCCTGCCTTCCATCATCGAATGCACGCCTTGGTTCACGAGGAACAAAGACTTGCCGACTCCAGGAGGGGCAACAACCATAGCCAGTTCTTTGGCACCCAAACCACCTTCCAGAGATCTGTTCAGGCTTGGCAGAAAGGATTTGTACTTGGTTTCCTGCTTCTTGTTGAAGAGACGCTCCCAACGGCCCATAACATCACCGAAGTAATCTTGGCCCGTGTCAATGTCTCGGTTGATGAGAAGAGCTTGCTTGACAAGAGCCTCTACTTCGTCCATACGATCTTCCTTGATGAGGTTGATGCTATCAGCGATAGCACCCTTCATGGCCTCCTTTTTAGCGAACCCCTCGACAAGGTCGAGCATGTACTCGTCGTTGGCCGTGGTGTCGCTGTCTACATTGTTGATGTAAGAAAGCTCATCCTCGTAGTCAGAGGCGCTCTCCTTAGGAGAGAGTTTGCCCTTGACATCCTGCACGATGAAGTCGTCAGTGGGGAGCTTGCCATACTTTTCGTAGTGCTCCTGAACACACTCAAAGATACGAGAGTGGCTAGGGAACTCAAAGAACTCTGGCTTGACCAGATTAACAATTTGAAGATAGAAGTCCTTGTCGGACTTTAGAAGGTACAGAATACCGCGTTGGATATTCTCAGAAAAATCGTAAGCCATTTTTAAGATTGTTTGCTGGGTTTAGTGATGTCTAACTTGTCGGATCCAATGTCCTTGTAGCCCATCTTGTTGGCCCTATCATAGGCATCAATAGTCAGTTTTTTGGCGTTTTCCATCTTTTGACGGGCCTCCGCATCACTGACCCTCTTCAAACCTCTAGCTTTTCCAAACTTCTCCCAATCAATATTTGCAGACTTGTAGCGGAAAGACTCATCGTTCATAGCATCCTTAGTCTCCTGGATCGATCGGTTTAGGAA